GTTCGGAAAACGAAATGATGATAATTCCTCTTTGGGTGACTGGTTTGTCAATGACGATAAATTAGGGGGAACATTGGGAGATCTGATTGAACGTGTGAATGCCCAGGGAGTAAAATTTGGTATCTGGATCGAGCCTGAGATGGTCAATGAAGACAGTGATCTGTATCGGGAGCATCCGGACTGGGCACTGACAATTCCGGGGCGTGCTCCGATCCGTTCCAGAAATCAGTTACTCCTCGATTTTTCCAGAAAAGAAGTTCGGGAAGAAATTTTAAAACGTATTTGTGTGATTCTGGATCAGGGAAATATCGAATATATTAAGTGGGATATGAATCGCAGTATGTCCGATGTATATGCAGGAAATGTACCTTATGATTATGTTCTGGGCTTGTATGATTTTCTGGAAAAACTTACCAACCGTTATCCGGATATCCTGATTGAGGGCTGCAGTGGCGGCGGCGGACGTTTTGATGCAGGTATGATGTATTACACACCACAGATCTGGTGCAGTGATAATACGGATGCCATCAATCGAACCCGGATTCAGTACGGAACGTCCTTCTTCTATCCGACAGCAGTGGTCGGATCGCATGTGTCTGCGGTACCAAATCATCAGACCGGAAGAATCACAAGTCTGAATACCAGAGGAATAGTGGCTATGGCTGGTACCTTTGGATTTGAAATGAATCCTGCATTACTGAGCAGTGAAGAAAAAGAGGAAATACGTACAATGCTTGCAACCTATCGCAGACATCAGGAATTGATTCGTGAAGGAGATTATTACCGTCTCTCCGATCCGTTTCAAGAAGAAGTGGCTGCATGGATGAGTGTTGCAAAGGATCAGTCACAGGCATTAGTAAGTGTGGTACGTTTGTCGGCAGAGGGTAATCCCTTCGGAACCTATGTGAAGTTAAAAGGTCTGGATGCAGAGAGCTTCTATCTGGAAGAAACAACAGGCCATGTATATAGTGGTATGACATTGATGCAGGCAGGTCTCTTGCTTCCGATGGCAGCAGCAGAATATGAAGCATATCAGTTTTCTTTCAAAAAAATGAAGGAGGCAGCTGATTTATACGATGTTCTCAGGAATAAAATCAGTGCAGAACGAAATGTAATCAGTATTTTTGGTGGTTCCGGTTCCGGAAAAACGACCATGGCAGACATTTTGCAGCAACATTTTCTGGAAGACGGTATCGGCTGTTTCGTCCTGCATGGAGATGATTATCCACACAGAATTCCGAAAATGAATGATGAAAAAAGGGAACAAATTTATCAGGAAAACGGAGAAAAAAGGCTGGATGCATACCTTGGAACTCCGCAGGAGATTGAGTACGACAGGATCAATCAGGTGCTTGCAAAGTTTCATGCAGGTGCTTCTGTAATCGAACTGAAAAAAATGGGTCGGGAAGCAGATGAAATCTGGTATGAGCAGACTGATCTGACCGGTGTACAGGTATTGCTTCTGGAGTGGACACACGGTGGAAGCTCTTACCTGGAAGGGGTGGATATATCTGTTTATCTGGACAGCTCGCCGGAGGAGACACAAGCACGCAGGATTCGACGTGGACGGGATGAAAATGCAGCCAGTGCGTTTATTCAGTTTGTTGTTTCCATAGAAGAAAAAAAATTGCAGGAGCAGGCGAAACAGGCAGATGTTATCGTTGGAAAGGATGGTCATATCTATGAATCTTAAACCGATGCTGAATGCTTATCCGGACAGTTTAGGCGGAACACTGGGAGATATTGTAACATTATTGAAACAGGATGATATGAAAGGCGTTTTTGGATCTTTTTATATTTTACCGAGTTTGTATCATTCAGATCTGGATCGTGGATTTTCCGTCATTGATTATGATATCAATGAAGAATTGGCAGAGCGGGATGATCTTGAGGCATTAAAGGAAGTTGGTATAGATCTGAAACTGGATTTTATCCTGAATCATGCTTCTGCACAGTCTCCACAGTTCAAAGATCTGGTTGAAAAAGGAGATGCGTCGGAATATAAGAACTTTTTTATTGACTGGAATGTATTCTGGGAAGGATATGGCTCTATGACGGAGGAAGGGTATATTCAACCGGATGAAACGTATATCAAAGATATGTTTTTTCGAAAACCGGGGCTTCCGATTCTGATGGTACAGTTTCCGGATGGAACCAAACGACCATATTGGAATACATTTTATCAGGAAGAGCATTATCCACAGTATCTGGGACAGATGGATCTGGATATCCGGTCAGCGAAGGTATGGGATTTTTATCGGGAAACACTTGCCAAAATCGCTTCCTATGGCGCAAGTATTGTGCGGCTGGATGCTTTTGCCTATGCCCCAAAGGCTCCTGGTCGGAAAAATTTTCTGAATGAACCGGAAACATGGGATTTGCTGGAACAGATCAGAATGTATGCAGAACCTTATGAGCTGACGCTGCTGCCGGAAATCCATGCCGCATATGAGGAGCATATTTATCAGACGGTAGCAGAAAAAGGTTATATGACCTATGATTTCTTTCTGCCCGGGCTTGTGATCGATGCCATTGAAAATAAACGTAGCAAGTATCTGGCAGCATGGGCGAAAGAATTGGTAGAGAAAAAAATCAATACCGTAAATATGCTTGGCTGTCATGATGGAATACCGATGCTGGATCTTAAGGGAATTCTTCCAGAAGAAGATATTCAGAAACTGATTGCACTGATTGTAGACCGTGGTGGCATGGTAAAAAATCTGCATGGGCAGAAAAATGTGTATTATCAGGTAAATGCCACATATTTCAGTGCACTTGGTGAATCTGAACAGAAACTTTTACTGGCAAGAGCAATTCAGATATTTATGCCGGGGAAACCACAGGTCTGGTATCTGGATCTGTTTGCCGGGAAAAATGACCATGAAGCTGTGAAAGAGGCCGGAGAAGGCGGACATAAGGAAATCAACCGTACGAATTTGACAGACATTCAGATCCGGCAGGGACTTCAGACCGATGTCGTGCAAAAACAGTTAGAACTGTTACGTTTTCGCAGCACCAGCAGGGCGTTTACGGAAGATGCGGATATTCAAATCCAGTCCGATGGTCGGAAATTGATGATCCGTTGGAGTAATTCAGCTGCAGCTGCTCAGCTGGATGTAGATTTTGAGACAGGAAGTTTTGTTATATCCTGATCTCAGATATTTTGAGAGGTATAAAAATGAGTAAATTACTGGAAAAATCAATGGATGAGCTATGCGCAAATACGGTAGATACGGTAGACCGTATTATGGGAAGATATAATGTAGGGCTGGAAGAAGCCTGCTCTGTTGCCGGAATCAGTGCGATCGATTACAGTGAGTGGAAAGAAAATGCACCGCAGATGACTTTCCAGGAGCAGGAGATAGATGAGCATGAACTGGAAATGAAAGAAAAAATGATGGAAAAAATTGTAATGCATAAGATTCCGGATTTGCTAAAGCTTGGAATTACATTGGAAAACGCATGTGAGTTTGCAAAAATCAGCGTGGAAGAATACGAAGAATATAAAAACAAGCATGTGAACGAAGAATAAGTAATCCCCTGCTTCAAGTGTGTAGAGCACTAAGCGGTGGGTAAGGGGGATGCTTATGTCCGCTTTACTTAAGTGCAAATGGAAAACCACCTCATTGACAGAATTGTCGGTGAGGTGGTTTTTTAATACTTCCCTTTAATCTCTGATTGTTAAATTTGCGTACCGGCGTTTTGCATTTCGCATGCATTGCCATCAAAAAAAGTTTCCGAAAGAGTATTCGAATGTTTACTCACTAAACAGTATATAACAGTTGACAACAGGTACATACTGTTATATACTGTTTGTTGCAAGGGAGGTTCCATCAATATGCATATAATCTTAAATCATAGTTCTATGGTGCCAATTTACGAGCAGCTTATGGAACAGATAAAAACGGGAATTATTGAGTCGGCGCTGGCGGAGGGAGAGGCGCTTCCTTCTGTGAGAAAACTGGCAGGAGAGCTTCGTATCAGTGCTCTGACGGTAAAAAAAGCTTATGACAAGCTGGAGGAAGCCGGATTTGTGACAACCGTTCATGGAAAAGGAACGTTTGTTGCAGCTTCAGATAAACAGCTGGCATTGGAAGCACGCAGGAGAGCAGTAGAAGAAGAATTTGAAAAAGCAATCGATCAGGCAAAAAACGTTGGATTGAGCAACGATGAAATTTTGGAAATCGTAACTTTACTGCTGGACGAGGCATAGGGAGCAGGAGGATTTGTAATGATTAAAATGAAAAATGTCTGCAAGACATATGAAGGATTTCAGTTTGATCTGTCCATGGAGATCCCAAATGGACGGATCACAGGTCTGGTTGGAAAGAATGTTCCAAGATACATACTGAAAGCATGATCCACTACTTAGAGGATTATATGTACTGTACTAGAAAGCTGGGGCTTTATGTGCAGTTAGTAGCATAAATTATATAGGGGTTATCTAAATATATTTACCTCCTGTGATTAAGTTATATAAAGACTAAATCACAGGAGGTTTATTTTTATGATAACAGTAGAAAAACTGGAAAAAGGTACTTATTTTGATGATGCTTTTAAAATCTCATTTAGATACGATCCCACTACTGTAGCTAAGGTAAAAGAGCTGGCAGAGCGGAGATATTTACCAGAGGATAGAGCGTGGGAGATCCCAGCACATGAGCTACCAGCTCTCATAGAGAAAGTAGGGCTTAGCAATATCAAAAGTGAGGAGGCTGTAGTACAAGCTCTCAATACTAAGGAGATCGAGGATAAAAGGGAGGCTACACAGGAGAGGCTAAAGGGTATTAAGCCTGTAAGAGATTTTGATTTTAAGACAGCTCCCCTCCCTCATCAGATCGAGGCTTTTAATTATGGAATGGAGAAAAACTCTTTACTTATCGGAGATGAGCAGGGCTTAGGCAAGACAAAGGAGAGTATTGATATTTGTGTAGCCAGAAAGAAAGAGCTCATTAAAACCCTTATTGTATGCGGAGTGAACTCTGTAAAATATAACTGGGAGAAAGAGATCCAGATCCACTCTAACGAGGGCTGTGTAATGGTAGACGGTAAGACAATGGATGTTAGAGTACAACAGCTAAATGACTGGTACAGGGGCTCCTCTTATTTTGGGGTTATCAATATTGAGAGCCTCAGAAATGAGAAAATACAGGATGCTCTCTATCTGGGGATTAAGGATGGATATATAGGGGCTATTATTGTGGATGAGATCCATAAGGCTAAAAACGGAGGCTCTCAACAGGGAAAAGCTCTTAGATTTTTGAAAGCTCCAGTTAAGATAGGATTATCTGGTACTCCGATGAATAAAGCGGAGGATTTGTGGAATATCCTTACATGGTTGGGAGTAGAGAGGAGATCCTTTTATAGTTTTAGAAATGCCTATTGTACTATGGGAGGTTTCGGAGGCTATAAAGTAATCGGATATAAAAACTTAGATAGCCTCAATGCTGAGTTAAATACTGTAATGCTTAGAAGAAAGAAAGAGGAGGTACTAGATCTCCCTCCTAAGCTGTACAGTACTGAGTATGTAGAACTTACCACAGCTCAGAAAAAACAGTACAAGGATATTAAAAATGGCATTGTAGCGGATATGGAGAATATCTTAGCCTCTGTTAATCCTCTTAACTGTACTCTCCGCCTTAGACAGCTTACCAGCGGTAATCCTAACTTAACAGATGATAGTCCTAAGCTGGATCGTATTAAGGAGATGTTGGAGGAGGAGATTATCCCTAACGGTCACAAGGCTATTATATTTTCTCAGTGGAGCACGATAGCTAAGGATTTGGGGCTAGAGCTTAAAGAGTATGATCCGATTGTAATTACAGGAGAGGTACCTCCAGAACAGAGGCAGAAATTAGTAGACAATTTCCAGACTAACCCACACTGTAAAGTAGCTATAGGAACTATCGGAGCTATGGGTACTGGATTAACTCTAAATAAAGCCTCTTATGTATTTTTTATGGATAAAGCATGGAATAGCGGAGATAATGCACAGGCTGAGGATAGAGCCCACAGAATAGGTACAGTAGGGGCTGTAAATGTAATCTCTATGGTGGCTAAGGGTACCATAGATGAGGCGGTAGAGGATTATCTGTTAGAAAATAAAGATCTTATTGATCGAGTAGTAGACGGTAAAGGATCTAAGCAGGATATTAAAACCATCCTTAACAAATTACTTAGCATTTAATATACAGGTGTGGTATAATAACTCAAAATGGAGGTACATAATGAGAGCGATAACAATAGATGCAGATACAGGAAAAAGAGTATACACAAGGAAAGAGGTAGCGGATCTGGTAGGAGCCTCTACTCAATCTATCCGCCTCTGGGAAGATGCTGGAGCTATTCCAGCCAGTGTAAGAGATGAGGGAGGCTATAGATACTGGTATGAGGAGGATCTGGAGGCTATAAAGGCTTATACCTCATTACCGAGAAAAGCAAAACTTAAAAAGTAGCCCTAAGTGTGAGGAGAGTGTACACATTCTCCTCTTTTTTTTGCCCTTAATTTTGAGGGCTATCTAAAAATTTACCGTTTGTGTGATTAGGTTAAGTATCAAAAGAAAAGGAGGTAAGCAGGATGCTTAAAATCAGTTTTACAAATGCTGAGGTATCGGATCACGGATACGGTTTAGAGGTAAATGGTAAATCCTTAGAGGATATTATTTCTACCGCCTTAGGAACTAAGGTAAAAGGTAATGGCGGTTACGGATCTGGATTACCTAGCTTTAGCTCTAATAGCTGTGATGTAACGGTTACTATCAATCCACACGATAAAGAGTGTGAGATTGAAACAGAGGATAACGTGTGGCACAGCGTAGAGGAAATGGAGGCAGAAAAGAGTGAGCAGTTTCAAGAGGAAAATGCAGAGGCAGATCCAGAAAAATAATGGTACCCTCCTCCACAAAAAGGTAGTAGCTAGAAAGATGGGCTGTAAATCCGTGGAAGAGTATAACCGTAGAATGGCACGCAGAGAAAAAAATTTAAAAGAGATGGAGGATAACAAAGATGGCAAATGAGTTTACAGCAAGGGTAGCAGGTATCAGCGTAGAGCTGGGTATGAGTGTACAGAATAAGAGTGGTATCTGGTGTAAGCCTACAGTAAAGATGGATCTTAAGATTGATGGAGGTACGAACCCTCAGCAGAGAGAGGCTATCATTAAACAGGCTTTTGATGAGGTTTGTGATAACATTGAGAAAACCATCTCAGAGATGGAGTAATACTTACAGGGGGGGGAGAGTATCTCTCCTCTCTCCTTAACTGGAGGTAATTATGGCAAAACAGATAAAAGTAAGAGAGGATAATTACTTTGCTGTACAGGGCTGGATGGTAACAGAGCTAAAACTAAAGGGTAACGCACTTATGCTCTATGCGATCATCTACGGATTTTCTCAGACTACTAACACAGCTTTTACAGGGAGTGTAGATTACCTCTGTGAGTGGCTGGGTGGTGTATCAAGACCTACGGTAATTAACACTTTAGATAACCTAGTTAAGCAGGGGCTCCTCACTAAGAGTAGTACCACTAAAGGAGCTCTCATTTACAACAGCTATACAGCTTTAAGACCGAGTAAAAAAATTTTATCCGATGAAGATCCAACGAGTAAAAAAACTTTACCCGATACGAGTAAAAATTTTTTACTCAATAAAGATAGTAAAGATAATATAGAAAAATCCATCTCTAAAGAGATGGAGGGCAAAGCCCCTAAAAAGAGATCTTATAGTACTATCTTAGAGGATCCTGTTAATAAGTTTGTGAAAGAGGCTCTTAGTAAATTTATACAGTACTGTAGGGGTAAAAACTATACGCCTAAGGTAACTACTGTAGAAAAGTTTGCTAGTACTCTTAGAGATAATGCTGGAGAGGATCCTGTAGTGGCTCTGGCTATTGTGGATCAGAGTATAGATAAGGGATGGAAAGATCTCTATCCACTTAAGAACTATGGTAGACAGGGAAAGCCTACAGCGGTTAGTAAAAAGTTTAGCGGTAATACCCTTAAAGATGCTGAGGGTAAGGATATTGTGTTTAAGTAATCTGGAGGAGGGTGTAAAAGCTCTCCTCTAAATTTTTACCTCTTTTGTGATTAGGATTACTCAAAAGGAGGTAAAAGCGGATGAAATGCTATGCAAGTGATTATTGCCAGAAAGATAAAAGCTCCTGTAGTGATGTATGCGGAGGCTACAGAGTACTTAGAGCTTTATACAATTTAAGCAGGATCCCAGAGAGATACCGTTATACTATCGCTCTTAAGCCAGAGAATGGAGAGGATCTGGAGGCGTTTACAACACTGGATAATTATAAAAATGATGTGCTCAGTATGGTAGATGAGGGCAGAGGTTTATATATCTGGGGAAAGAGTACAGGGAATGGTAAAACCTCATGGGCTTGTAAGATTATGAGTTACTTTTTCAGAAAGATAGCTTTTAATACAGGGCTGGAAAATGAGGGGCTATATATTTTTCTCCCCACTTTCTTAGAAGATCTCAGAGATAACTATGATAACAAAGATCCAGAATTTGATGAGGTACTCAGAATGATAAAAACCTGTAGGCTCCTTATCATAGACGATATAGGAGCAGAGAGGGTAACAGATTGGGTAAGGGAGAGGATGGTAAGTATTATAAATACCAGAGTATCTAATAACCTCACTACGATCTATACCAGTAACCTCTCTCCAGAGGAGCTTAGGGGCGAGTTAGGGGATCGGATAGCCAGTAGAGTATTGGGATCTTCACAGGTAGTAGAAATTACAAGCGGAGATAGGAGGGGATGATAAATGGCTAATATGATTGAGCAGAGCTTACTCTGTAAAGTATTAGATGCTCCAGATCTGGAGATCCTCCACTCTAACGGAGTAATAGAGGAGATGTTTCTTACCTGTAAGGATGAGATCCATTTTATCATAGAGCATTACAACAGCTATAAGCAGATGCCAGATAAACTAACCTTTTTAGGCAGGTTCAAAGATTTTCAAATGCTGGAGGTTACAGAGAGTACAGATTATTTAGTATATAAGCTCAAAGAGGCTTACACATATACTAAGCTGGTGCCTCTGATTGAGGATACAGCAAAGCCTACACGGTAGAGGAGGTAGCCCAGATCTTAGGCTGTAGTGAGAGAAATGTTTACAGAAACATCCAGAGCGGAAAGCTGGAGGCTGTAGAGCGTGAGGTAATGATCCCTACTCTTAAGAAGTTTGTAACAGAGGAGGCTCTGGAAAAATATAAAGCAGGGAGGGCTAGTTAATGAATTACTTTGAAATGAAATGGAGGCTCTCCGCTTGCAGAATACAGGCAGGATACTCACAGGCAGAGGTAGCAGAGATCTTAGGTTGTAGCGATAAGACTATTGTTAGCTGGGAAACAGGTAAGACAGCTCCTAAGATGGAGAAAGCACAGGAGCTTAGTGATCTGTACGGTATCCCTCTGGCTTATATGGATTTTTCAAAAGTTGGAAACTCTACACCTCTTAGAGAGCGTGAGAGTGAGCCACAGATCCCAGCTTTTTAATTTATAGGAGGAAAAAAAAAGATGATTAAAGGACAGTTTGCAAAAAATTTACACAAAGCAGTTTCAGAGAGAGGGATTAAGCAGGTAGAGCTTGCTAAGGTGCTGGAGGTACCGCCTACTACAGTAAATGGGTGGATGAGAGGAGCCCATTTACCAGACATTGAGAAGTTAATGGAAATTTGTGATTATTTGGAAATGCCTGTAGGAGAGATGTTAGGAGATCATAGACATATTAACGATTTAGACGAGGTTAAGCATCTTATGGATGTATCGCTTAAACAGAAAGCCTATATTGAAAATTTAGAGGCGGAGCTTAATGAGTGTAAAATGTTAAATAATCAGCTTATGAGCGATCTGGATGCAGATGAGGGGCTTGCAGAAATTTGTGTGAATGAGTTTATTGCAGATACCATAAAGGCTGTAAAAGACGCTGGCGTAAAGAAGATTACGGTTGAGTTTTGATAAAGAAAAAGAGCCAGCTTTTGCAGGCTGGCTCCATCCAGAGGATTACTCCTCTTTAAGATTTTGTAGCTCATTGATGCGTTGAGCTAATCCCTTAAGTAGCTCCAGATCCTTATCTGATAGTGAGATAGATAGCTTAAATAAATCGTATAGAGAGGGCTTACTCTCTAAGATCTTTGAGATTAAAGCAGGATCAGTAGAAAACTTTTCCTGTGAGAAAATTTCTGGATCTCTTAGGAGATCCGTAGCATCTATCCCTAGATAAGTTGCTACAGCCTCAATCCTATCCATTCTAGGAGTGTTCTTTCCAGTACACCATTGAGAAACTGTAGAGGAGCTGTAGTGGAGATCGTTGATTAGATCTTGCTGAGTTTTACCTTTTACCGCTAGGTAGTAGGTAAGCGCTTTAGCAAATGTACTCATTGTTTTTACACCTCCTCTCCTTTGAGGGATAAGTTAATTATACAGTATTACAGAGAAAAAGTAAAGTAAAACAGAGATAAAACTCTGTAAAACAGAAAATTAGGTATTGACATCTCTGTAAAACAGGATTATATTATAATTGTTCTCTGAGAAACAGAGAGAACACAGAGGGGGTACTCCCCTCATATATTTTTGCTATCAATCTCTATTAAACAGAGAATGATATACAATAAAACAGAGATAAAGGAGGTACAAGCTAATGAATTTAGCGGAGTTAAAGGAGGCTTATAAAGCCAAAAAGTTAGCCTTTGATACAGCAAAGAAAGAGGAGGAGAAATACAAGGCACTCCTTAAGGATACGATGTTAGAGGCTGGAGAAAGTGACTACACGGATGAGGCTGGATACCGTTTTGAGCGAATTGTGCAGGAGCGTAAGAGCATGGATGAGGAAAAGCTCTTAGCAGAGCTCCATGAGAGAAACCTTACTAGCTGTATTGCAACTAAGGAGGTTGTAGATGAGGATGCAACTCTTAAGGCGGTAGAGGCTGGAGAGTTGCCACAGGAAGTATTAGCAGATGCCTTACAGGTAACAGAGGTAGTAATGCTTAAGCTCACAGCTCCTAAAAAGGCAAAGGCTAAAAAGTGATAACGATCTGGAAAACTCCAATAGTAGCCACAGTAGAGCAGGTACTTAAGGATCTTAAGCTCCAGCTCTACGGAGCAGGGCTACTTAAGGAGATTAAAAACACAGGATCGGATCTTATGTGTACTTGCCCTTTTCACGCAAACGGTAAGGAGCATAACCCATCTTGCGGAGTGCTCCTACAGCAAAAGGTAACAAAGGATAAGACCTACGAGGCTGGTACGGTGCATTGCTACACCTGTGGATACACAGCGGATCTACCTCAGTTTGTAGCGGATTTGTTAGGGCTGAGTAGCCCAGTAGAGGGCTTTAAGTGGCTGGTAAATCAGTACAACTACCAGACGGAGGAGAGAGAGCTCCCAGATCTGGATATGTACAGAGGCTCCACAGCTAAATCCTCAGTATTGGAGGAGAGTTTAGTTAAGCAGTACACACAGAACCTCCTACAGAGTGAGGAGGCGTGTAGGTACCTACATAAAAGGCGGATAGCTAACTGGGTGCTAGAGGCTTATGAGCTGGGGTTTGATCCAGAGGATAAAACAGTGCTTTTCCCTGTAAGGGGCATGGATGGGAAAGTGATCTTTTACAAGGGCAGGAGCATAGCTGGAAAGCATTTTTATAACGCAAAAGAGATAGATAAAACCTCCGTAGTGTTTGGGCTCTGGGAGATCCTAAACGGATCTTTTAGCTGGGGCTCAGCAGATCAGATAGAGGAGGTTTGGATTACAGAGAGTGAGATAGATGCTCTCAGCCTTATCTCTTATGGAGTACCAGCGGTACTGGGGTGGAGGAGCTTAGATACCGCTGTGCTAATGGCGGAGATAGTAGAACTTGCCAGTATTGCAGGGCGGATAATGGTAAGGTATTCAAAAGGGGAGAGGAGCCTACTCTTCCACGCCATCCTAACTGTAGATGTGTATATATCCCTGTAGTGAGTGATACCTTTGAGGATAATGAGCTTAACGAGCTTACAGGATCCGTTAGAGGTGCTGAGAACTACGAGAAGTGGAGAGTTGAGCAGGATGAGCAACTTAAACAGCAAAAACTTTTACAGGAGGCAGAGGAAAAGAAATTAGAATTAGAGGATGCAAATTTTGAGCTTGCATATTTAGCTCATAGTGGAGGTACTGATGGTACAGGTAAGTATAGCGGTATCTGGATACAAGATGTAACTGTAGAGGATTATGCAGTAAAAAAGGATAAGATACCTAATAAATACGCTTATTTTGATTTACAGCTATCTCAAACAACAGGGGCGGATTATGAAAAGTTTGTACAACTCAAAGAAAGCCTTACAGAATTTGAGCAAAAAGGTAAGGAATATGAGTTACAAGCTAAGAAAGTAAAAAACCTCAAAAAAGAGTTGGAGGAGGCTCAGAAAAAGGCTGGTATTTGGGTAGATAATCCATACTCTGAGGAGCGTAAAAATGATGCTTACTGGTTTCAAAATACATCAGATGCAGATACAGTACTCAGAGGTGTATGTGGTAAGGTGTGGAAAAAGGCTACAGCTCCACAGAAACACGCTACTTGGGATTATACCTTTGGTAGTGGTAAATTTAATAGACCACTGACAGGACACGCTGGAGGATGGTATAATAAAATTGGAAATAAAAAGGTAAGTCTTAACTATGAGGGGGCTGGGGATGAGATCCGTAAAATGACTACACTTATTGATAAGTCTGAGTATGATTTTGATATATGGTTACAAAGAGGTTGCGGATCTGAGGCTATTGATAGTATGTTAGGAATTACTGGTTTTAGCTCTATGACAAATGAGCAACTACAAAAATTTGTAGGAAAAGGTGGTAGGCAGTATAATTTTATTAGTGCAGGTGTCGCAAAGGGAAAAGGATTTTCTGGAGAGGTTATTTGTAATATTTATGCCCCAAAAGGTACAAAAATGATTTATGCAGAGCCTTTTAGTTATTATAGCGGTGCAGACTATGATACAAGTGGTTTTGATGATTGGGATGGTACTAAAAAACAATCTACTTTTGGCGGAGAAAGTGAGATGATTATACAAAGGGGTGCATATTATAGAATTACCAAAATAGAAAAATCTGGATACACTACTTATATTGATATGGAAGTAGTCTTAGATAAAGGCTATGATAAATTCCAACAGAGAGGAGCTTTTAAGGGCTTAGAACGATAGGAGGGCTAACAATGAATGAGGAAAGATTAAAAGAGTTAAAAGAGGAGAAGTTTTCTAACTGGGAGGAAAACGGTAAATCTTGCGTAGGTTGTATTTTTGCTTATGGGGATAATCCTATGGAAAACGATCCTAGTAAGTGTAGTTGTGGAGTGTATAAATATCCAGCCACAAAGCCAGATAAAGTATTTATAGATGGTGGAGCGTGTAAATATTTTAGAGAAAAATAATCAAAAGAGGCTAACAGGTGTAAAAACTTGTTAGCCTCTTTTTTTACCTAAATTTTGAGGAGAAATCTGATTAAGATAGATAAAAGGAGGCTGATAACATGATAGAGGCAGGGCAAGCGGTATATTTTATTGAAAATAGAGGGATGGATCCTGTTATAAAGTTTGGAATAGTGAGGGGTCTTTGGGAGGAAAGAGGATTTTATCATTATGCTGTAGATTTCCTTAGTATCAAAGAGCATAGATACATAAAAGGTATCCCTTTTGATGAGTTTACTAATACTGAATGGAGAAAAATACCTAAAAAGTATGGAACTACTGTAGATACTCTGGTTAAGCTCAATGGTATCAAAAATAAAAACCTTA